GAAATGAATGATTATCAAAATGCGATAGAAATTTGGGCAAGTCAAATGGGGTGGTCAGATCATGGATAAAGAATTATTAGAACAATTATTTAAAGAATGGATTTTAGAAAATTGGGACGAAAAGTATCATAATTTTTCTAAAAGAGAAAATGGTGAATATTGGCTTTACTCTATGCAAGACGCTTGGAATGTTTGGGTAGGTTGTCATCTTACTATTCGTAAGGTATGGACAGGTGAATAAAGATGAAAGGAAGTATTATGAAAATTTACATAAAATTGGTTGTATCGTCTGTTTACGCATGGGCTTTGGTTACTCGGAGCCGCATATTCATCACATACGCAAGGGGCAAGGTATGGGTAGAAAATCTCATTGGTCGCTAGCCATTCCATTATGTCCTATGCACCATCAGCATGGCGGATATGGAACAGCACTCCACGCAGGGCAAAAAGCATTTGAATTACAATTTGGAACAGAAGAAGAATTATTACAACACACTTTATCAATTTTAGGCTAAAATAGGAAAACTATGACACTACAAATACAGTATAAGAATGTAAATGAATTACTTCCCTATGAAAAAAATAGTCGCACTCATTCAGAAGAACAAATAACCCAAGTAGCAAGTTCTATGGAAACATTTGGATTTACTAATCCTATTCTTATTGATGAAAACAATGGCATTATTGCAGGGCATGGTCGTCTTGAAGCGGCAAAGCGAATAGGTTTAGATGAAGTACCTACAATAACTCTTTCAGGTTTAACAGAAGGACAAAAAAAAGCTTACATTATTGCAGACAATAAACTTGCTTTAAATGCTTCATGGGACGAAGAGCTTTTAAAATTAGAATTAGAAACATTACAACCTGATGAATTAGGTTTAACAGGATTTAATCCTGATGAGGTTAATTTATTGTTTAATGGTTGGAATTCTGATATTGAACGGATAGATGATATTGAATCAAAAGATACGATAAATAAAGAGAGGGTTATTATCAAATGCAGTAAGGAACAGCACCCTATGGTATGGGAAGCTATCACTAATGCTATTGATGATCTAGGATTTGATGATATCGAAGTATCCTAAACTTAATCTACTTGTTGCATTTCCTTACTTTTCAAAATCTATCTACGAATTATTATTAACTAAAGACCCAAATAGTTTTAGATTAATTGTTGATTCAGGTGCATTTACTGCATGGAATACGGGAAAGCAAATATCATTAGATGATTATGCTAACTTTTTAAAAACTATTCCTAGTCAATGGGAATATAAAGCAGTTCAGCTTGATGTGTATGGTGAACCTGAACAGACATATACTAACTATTTAAAGATGTTAGATATGGGTTTTAAAGATATTATGCCTGTTTTTACTAGAGGGGATACTATTGAAAGGTTAAATGAATTTTATACTTATACCGATTATATTATGTTCGGGGGTATAGCAATTGGCGGTGAAAATAAAAACTATGTAAAATGGTTTTGTGAAATGAATAAAGAAAGAAAAGCCCATTGGCTTGGATTTGTTAATATGTCATTTATTAAGCATTACAAGCCATTTAGTGTTGATAGTAGTTCTTTATATTCAGCACAAAGGTATGGTAATTTGCAATATTATATTGGAAATGGTGATTTAAAGACAATACATAGAACAGAGCTTTATAAACAACCACCAGCTAAAGTTATAGAAAATTTAAAAAAATTAAATTTTACAATGAAAGATATTGCGCTTCTAGCTAATCAGGACGCATGGGAAGGTGGAGCATCACCTCCTAAAGCAGGGAAAGTAAGAGGAATGGCTAGCTTTATGAATGTAACAAGCCATTTGAAAAGAGCAATAGAAGTAGAGAAATATCTTGGAACAAAAATTTATTTGGCTTTAGGTAATGCAGACCAAATACAAAATGTCTATGACGCTTTAGAATTAATATACGAAAGGTAATTATGAGTGATACAAAAGATTTAACCTTGCTTGGTTCAAGCAGTACAGTTTATGAAACACATTATAACCCTGATACTTTAGAGAAATTTGAAAATCAATTTCCTCAAAATACTTATGTTGTTGAATTAGAATGTCCTGAATTTACGCATATATGCCCAAAGACAGCGCAACCTGATTTTGCTAACATTACTATTCATTATTCCCCTGATAAATATTTGGTGGAATCTAAATCATTAAAGTTATATCTATTTGGCTTTAGAACTCATGGCTCTTTCCATGAAGATTGCGTTAATACTATTGCTAATGATTTATTTAAACTAATGGAACCAAAATGGATTGAAGTAAGAGGTGATTTTATGCCTAGAGGTGGTATTTCAATTAATCCAATAGTTAGAATAGAGAAATGAATGTAGTAATTGCTGATGGTAAATCATTGGCATTTGAGGATCAGCTTAATCAGCTAATCAAACTCACTAAACCTATGACAAAAGAAATTGGATATGTATTTCCCATAGTGTATAGAGAGCAGGCACAAAAAGGTAATTTGTTGTTATTAATGGCAGGAAAATCAGTGGTTGGGTTTTGTAACTTTAATGTTAGGCGAAAAGATCAAGTTGCTGTAATATATGAAATAGCCACTCACCCTGCAATAAGAGGTAAGGGTGGGGGTAAAATGCTTATCAATGAAGTATTAACAAAGGCAGAAGTAATCCAATTAAAATGCCCTATTGATAATAAAAGCAATAGTTTTTATAATAAGATTGGCGAAAAGATAAGAATTGATGATGGCAAAAAACGCCAACTCAATGTGTGGCAGATAACCAATAAAACTGTGAAGGGAAATATATGAGATTACACAAGAAAGCAATGGTCGTTCTATCGGGCGGTCAAGATTCAACTACTTGTCTATTTTGGGCTAAAGCAAACTTTGATGAAGTATGCGCTATAACCTTTGATTACGGACAAAAACATTCAATAGAATTAGAAGCCGCCGCAAAAATTGCACATATTGCAGATGTTGAGCATGAGATTGTGCGTGTGCCGCAAATTTTAAGATCAAGAAGTCCTCTTACTAATCCAAATGAAGAGCTAGAAACTTATAAAAATTATGAAGAAATGGATAGTATTATAGGGGATAGAGTAGAACTTACTTTTGTTCCAATGCGTAATGCTTTCTTTTTAACTCTTGCCGCAAATTATGCTTTAGAAAAAGATTGCTATGCTTTAGTTACAGGCGTATGTGAGCAAGATAATGCTAACTATCCTGATTGCAGATTACAGTTTATTCAAAAGCAAGAAGAAACTATCAATGAAGCTTTAGGTTTAAATAACGAATTCCATATTTTTACTCCATTAATTAATTTAACTAAAGCACAAATTATTTTATTATCTAAACAATATGAGGATTGCTGGCAAGCGTTATCTTATTCACATACTTGCTATGCTGGTGAATATCCTCCTTGTGGTAAGTGTCATTCTTGCGTATTAAGAGCGCAAGGATTTAAAGAAGCAGGTGTTATTGATCCATTAATTAAAAGAGTGCATTTTGAGGAGTCTTGCAAATGAGTGAAGAAATTAAACAAAAGATTCGTGATGCAGGAGGCTCATTTTTAGCCAATGATAATATTGCTGAATACTTAACTAAAGATGATATGGCAGACATTTATGTCAATGTATTTAATGCCATGACTAATCTTTTAGATGCTTTAGTGATTGATACAGAAAATGACCATAACACTATTGAAACAGCAAAGCGTGTTACTAAAATGTATATTCAAGAAGTCTTTAAAGGCAGATATGAACAACCTCCTAAAATAACTGACTTTCCTAATGCTAAAAACCTAGATCAAATTTATACAATAGGTCCCATTACTGTTCGTTCAGCTTGCTCACATCATTTAGTTCCCATTATGGGACAAGCATGGATTGGAGTTATTCCTGGTGAAAGAGTTATTGGTATATCTAAATTTAATCGCTTAACAGAATGGATTATGGCAAGACCTCAAATTCAAGAAGAATCTACTGTGCAATTAGCAGATGAAATTGAAAAGATAATTAATCCTAAAGCATTAGCAGTTGTAGTTAAAGCCCAACATATGTGTATGAGTTGGCGAGGCGTTAGAGATACAGGTTCCTCAATGACAACATCAGTCATGAGAGGTTTATTTAGAAATGATATTGCGGCAAGAGAAGAGTTCTTGTCTATTATTAAAGGACAAGGATTCTAATATGTGGGAAGCTCATAGATATCACGATATTTCAACAGGACATAGGGTATATAAACATGAAACAAAATGCAGGCACGCTCATGGGCATAATTATCGGGTACATTTTCATTGTGCTGGCACTCTCGATGCTGTCGGTAGGGTTATTGATTTTAGCGTTATTAAACAGCTTCTTTGTATGTGGCTTGAAGATAATTGGGATCATAAATTCTTGTTGTGGGAACAAGATCCTTGGGTCGCAACCTTTGAAGAAATCGACAAAGAAGGTTTAGTTGTTGTTCCATTTAATCCTACTGCTGAAAATATGGCAGAGTATTTAGTTAATGTTATTGCACCAAAACAATTAGAAAGCACAGGCGTTAAATTAGTTAAATGTATTATTGAAGAAACTAGAAAATGCTCCGCCAGCTTCGTTATTTAACTTGGAATGAATTTGATAAAGCAGTTAATGATATTGCTAATTATTTTAATGGCACTCCAAAATATATTTATGGGCAACCTAGGGGTGGGTTATGTTTAGCAGTAGCAATAAGTCATAAAATGAAATTGCCTTTAGTATCAGAATTTACGCATGATGCTTTATGGATAGATGATGTTGTAGAAACAGGCAAAACATTTTTAGAAGCATATGATTCAAATTACAATATGTATTTTGCTAGTTGGTTTGCTAAAGAAGATAAAATGATTTATGCGCCTGAACAATTAAATGATAATGAATGGCTAGTATTTCCATGGGAAGATAAAGCAAACGCAGAGAGGGACATGAAAGAATATGAATTATCTCGTCAATGAAATATTTTCATCAATGCAAGGAGAAGCTACTTTTACAGGCACTCCCTCTGTATTTATTAGATTGCAAGGTTGTCCTGTAGGTTGCGCTTGGTGTGATACTAAACATACTTGGGACGTAGAAGAAAGAAATATTATCCCTGTTATTCAAATGGTAGCTAAAGATGAAGATGCTCCTACTTATTCAGTAATGAATGAGCATAATTTATTAGATACTTTAAAAGATTTTGATGGATGGCATGTAGTTATTACAGGCGGTGAACCTTGTATTTATGATTTAACTCCATTAACTACTCTGTTAATAGATACAGGTTATAGTGTTCAAATAGAAACATCAGGCACTTATGACATTAAATGTCACCTTGAAACATTTGTAACTGTTAGTCCTAAAATAAATATGCCCGGAGGCTTGCTTGTGTTAAAGCAATCTATTCTTAATGCTGATGAGATTAAACTTCCTGTTGGTAAAAAAGCAGATGTAGATAAGTTGTTTGCTTTACTTGAAGAGTTTGAGATAGATGTTACTAAAGTATCTAATATATGGTTACAACCATTAAGCCAAAGTGAAAAAGCTACTGATATCTGTATTGAACTAGCGAACGAATATGGATGGCGAGTGTCTATTCAAACCCATAAGTTTATTGGTTTAAGATAATGCCTTATGCACCTCTCAATACTAAATGTAGAGAGTTAGGTTGTAAGAATCAAAAGACATCTCGTTCTACTTTTTGTTCAGAGCATGGTGGGGGAGTTACAGAAAAAGGCAGAGAGAATCAAAAGCTCTACAATACAACATATTGGAAAAGACAAAGAATAGCTCAATTAAGTAAAAATCCTTTATGTGCTAGATGTCTATTAGATGGCAAAGTAGTTATAGCAGAGCATATAGATCATGTATTTCCTCATAGACAAGATGATAAGAAATTTAGAGTTAATCTATTTCAAAGTCTTTGTCAAGTTTGTCATACATATAAAACAATTGATGAAAGCAAGGGAATTTATAACTATTACACTTCTAATGGATTAATTACTTATACAGATGCAGACTATGGCAAACAAATTATTGACGAAGCAGAACTTACGAAAGCTTTATAAAGCATTTGTATCTTTACCGCCTTTTAACGAATTTAGAATGCCTGCACCACATAAAGTAACATTTCAAGTAGTTTCAAATTCAGATGCTTATGGTTGGTTTATAAATGATCCTGCAAGAATACAAATTGATCGTAGTTGTTCCACGTGGAACAAAATAAGTGAAACTATGTTACATGAGATGGTTCATTGTATGCTTTGGTATAACAAACACAAAGATTTTGACCAACATGGTAAAAAGTTTGACAAGTATGCAAAAATAGTATGTGATATATATAATTTCAATGTTAAGGAGTTTTAAATGAAATCAAAGCTATTTCAATTGTTAGATTTATTAAAAACAAGTTTTTTATACATATTTAAATGTATATTAAGATGTTTGAAAGTTATTGTTGAAGAAACTATTGTTCTTTTACAAAAGATTGATGTTTTATTAACAAAGGATATTTCAAATGGGCAGCCTAATTAGTTTAATATTACCAGCATTGGTGCCAGCATTTTCTGATGGTGTAAGAGGATTGTTTGCTAAATTAACAGGTGGAGCAGGTGGAACACCACAAAATATGCAAGAGCGCATTCAGTTAATTCAAGCCGAAACAGAAAAGCTTAAAGCATTATCATCTTTAGATACGCCATCAGGTGAACCTTCAAAATGGATTATTGATTTAAGAGCATGTTATCGTTATGTTATTATTACAATAATTCTTATTACCACTATATTTGTAGTATATTCACCAAGTATTAATTCAGGAATTGTTGCAGTTTTTTTAGATATGACAGGTGCATGTATGTCTTTTATTATTGGTGAAAGAATGTATCTTGGATTAAAGAAATGAATTTATCAGAGCATTTTACATTAGAAGAATTAACAGCATCAGATATAGCAGTTAGAAATGGGTTAGATAATAAACCTAATGGCGATATTGTTGTTAATCTTACTAGACTAGCTACCTTTTTAGAAAAGGTTAGGTTCTTATTTAATAAACCTATCTATATCAATTCAGCTTATAGAAGCTCTGTTATTAATAAACTACTAGGCAGTAAGCCTACTTCACAGCATTGTATAGGGTGTGCCGCAGATATTAAGATAGAGGGCTTATCCCCTGATCAAATTGTTAGTCGTATTATTAATAGTACTATAGGCTATGACCAAGTAATAAGGGAGTATGATAGTTGGGTGCATATATCTATCCCTAATAATGAGACAATAAAGCCTAGGAAACAAGCACTTATTATAGACAAGCAAGGAACAAGAGCATATACTTAACACAAGAGGAGATAAGATGATAGATAAGATACTAGAAGAGAGAGAGAGCACTCATGGCTCATATAAGAATAGTGCTACTGTAGCTCAAGATTTAAAGAGATGTATTTGGTATTATGTCATGGAGCATAAAGAGTGCTTACCTGATGATATGCAACAATCTCTTGATATGATATGCAGTAAGATAGCTAGGATCATATGTGGTGATCATAATGAGATAGATCATTGGAATGATATAGCAGGCTATAGTCAATTAGTTATTAATCATCTGAACACTCCCCAAACATCAAAGAAATCAAAGAGATAGGCTTGATCTATGAATGACTTAAAGATTCTCGTCTTATTTAAAAAA